CATTCAGGAATGTCATGAGTGCGATTATAGCAAGTACTGTGTTCATTACTGTTTAGTGGAGAAAAATCCAGAGACAACATCCTCTGTTTCAAGCCTTCTTCACGGTCGGGCGCTTGGCAGCCACCTTTGGCTCGGTAGCAGCCTCTACTGGGGCTGCGACAGCAGCAGCCTTCTTGGGCTTGGCTGGCACCTCAGACTTGATGTAGTGCTTGTTGATGTACTTCTGGATGTTCAGGAACGTCACCTGCACGTCGGCAGGGGGGTCCAGGATCGCCTTCAGAGTAGCATCCATGTTAATGTTCTGACCCTGCTTCAGACCCTTCTCGGTCACGTACTCATTCACCTTCTTGGTCACCTGGGAGCGGGAAATCTGCTCACCGGCAGCCAGCTTCAGAAACTTACGCAGCTCCTCGGAGATATCCAGGGGCTTGTTGAAGCCGTTGCTGGTCGAACGGGCCTTGGCCTTCTCACCCAGAGGGTCCTCAATCAGGCTCTTCACCTTGCGCAGGTCCTTGCGCAGGAGCTTGATCTCGTCGATAACAGTCTGCAGGGTGATGGTGGTAGTGTCAGCCATTGATACTTGTTGAGCTCTTCACATCTTTAACTAGCTTCATGGTCTGAGTACTGAACACGAGCAAAAGAAGGGTCAGCATCGGCCACGTTAGCATGGGGCCGAGGATCATGAAAAGAATGAGATGCCATACCATGAAACCACCATACACGGGTGTATCCTTTACAAATTTGTAAGCCATGGAGTAGTCTGTGTACATTGCGAATACGTTACTGGTACTCATCTCTACTTATTCTTGGACATTTTTTTGACAGAGAATGCGATTAACACAGCCATCAAAATAGTCCCTACGACAATCAAAAGGATGATTGCCCAAATTGGAAACCAATTACTTATCAGTGCATCACCGGCGCCCGTCGTTCCATCGCCTCCCGCTGCCGCTCCGTCACCAGTCGGAACTGTACAACATCCTGGGTCACATGGAAACTGTGCATCACCTTCCTGGAATGCACAAATCATATTCGGGCCAGATTCTGTTCCTGTGGCGACGGTTACACCAGGCGTCACCTGAGCCATCTGTTTACAGTTCTTACCAGTGTATTGTGGCCCGCAATACGTCGGTCCCGTTGTCACGTACGTGTTTCCTGTTCCACAGAGTCCATTTGCCTGAAGTGTGTACCCAATCGGGCACGTTTTTGTGACAATGATCGAACTCGTCGACGTGGCACAGTTGGAAGAATCTCCGGGAATTGGATAGTATCCAGTCGGACATGTCGCCACTGGATCCATCTACTTAGAGCTTAGGTTTGTTTTTTGAGCAGTACCATGGAGTACGGAACTCCCGTAAAGATTCCAGACGGCCGTTACTTTCTGAAGGTTTCCGCAAAGGGTGACGCTCGCGTGTTCCACCAGGTGAATAACGTCCAGGTTGACGGGACGCTGACGAAGGAGACGCGTCAGGTGAATCTCCGCATCCCCTCAAAAACTTTGTTCGAGTCTATTGATAACGAGCTTCTGAGTCAGGCGGAGGTGAGCAAGCTCGAGTGGTTTGGCAAGGATGTTTCAGCCGAGACGATTCGGTCCGCTTACCAGGCGAGCTTGTCTACTGACGGTGAGCTTTCCGCTTCACTGGCTTCCATCAAGGGGAAGGTGGTGACGACGTTCTTTGACGCTCAGAAGAACCCAGTTGACGAGATTTCAGGAGCGTGTGATTTCCTGTTTGAGTTGGCTGGTCTCTGGTTCCTCAAGCGCTCCTTTGGTCCCATCTGGCGCGTCGTCCAGGTTCGTCAGCGGTCGGCACCAAAGCCAAAGACGAAGGGATACCCAGTCGAGTTCCAATTTGCGGACGAGCCAGAAGCCGAGGAGGAGGATGACCCGACCGATTACCTGGACTGAAAAAAAAAGTCGTATACTAGTATAACATGGACGGCAAAGGTCTGGCGATTTTGATTCTTCTGTTCCTGATTGCCATGATGGTATTTTATCCTCAGCGTAGCGGCTACACCCCAACAGGCGACGACCCCGTTGGTATAACTCCAAACGAAACCAATGTGGCGAGCGATGGTGCCCGTGTCATGCAGGGCGGTGGCCACATCTCTGCTCCAGGTGGCACCTTCACGTCAGTTGACGACCCAGCCCCTTTCGACATGGGTGGCTCCGGTGTGCGCACGGTCGATATGCCAGTGTACGACAACACCAACGTGGGTCTGATTCCCAAGGAGGTGGTGACGACCGAGGATTTCGGTCAGTTTTCTCCAGACGCCATCCTGTCTGGTCAGAACTTCCTGGACCCGCGTGCCCAGATTGGTTTCCCCGAGACGATCGGTGGTAACCTGCGTAACGCCAACCGCGACTTCCGCTCCGAGCCACCCAACCCACGTGAGGCGGTCAGCATCTTTAACCTGTCCACCATTCCCCCGGACACGATGCGCCCCAAGTTTGAGATTGAGAACAGCTACGAGAAGTAGAGATCAAGCCGAATCGCACTTAAAAAATAAACACCTTTAACTAACAAATGGACGACTTTAAGGCCGTCATGACCGAATGGCTCTCCCTGAAGCACCAGCTTGCTGCTGCGAGGAAAGACATGGCTGTACTGAATAAGCGCGAGAAGGAGCTCCGGGCACAGGTCCAGGGTCACATGAAGGAGATTAAGGAGACCCAGGACGTCGACACGGTCAAGGTGAATCAGGAGAAGGTTTCTCTGCACACCAAAGAGTCCCGTGGAAGCATCACCAAGAATGTAATTCTGGCGGGTCTGCGTGCCTATTTCGGCGGCGATGATACGAAGGTCGAACAGGTTTACCAGATTATAGTCGACCACGCTCCAGTCAAGGAGCGCAATACTATCACTGTCAAGAAAGCCGCTTAAATGTCACTGGTCGCGAAGTGACCAGTGTTCGCCGTAGACACAACAGGTTACGCGGCGAAGGAGACGTGCTTCGCACGCCTCCACCTAACTAAGGAGACGAGCCACAGAAAGAACAAGTAAAAATGGGTGTCAACAACGAGTACAGTGATAACGCTCTCTTCAACGGCGACGACGTCGACGAGGCTTACGACGAGCAGGAGGACCATGAGCTCGTGCTCAATCCGACGGACTGGCACGACTGGCACTCGGAGGATGTCCTCAACATGTGGATGTCCCTTCGTCAATACCTCGAGGATAACCATCTCAACAACACGTTGATGAACAACGCGTCCTTCCACAACTTTGCCGAGTTTGTCCGACAATTTTCTCGGTAGATAGTATCTGCTCTCATGGATATCACCGGACCCAAGATTCTGACCCCAGCCATCCTGTTCGCCCTGCTCAGTCCGGGCCTGCTCCTGCGCGTGGGCCCCAGCCCGGTGCTGGTGCACGCCCTGGTGCTGTCCCTGGTGTACTACCTGATTGCCAAGTTTGTGCTCAAGGTGTCCCTGCGCCCCGCTGACCTGATCGTGCCCGCTGTGCTGTTCGTGCTCCTGACCCCAGGCGTCCTTCTGACGATCCCCCCAGCAGGCAAGGGCGTCTTTATGTCTGGTCAGTCCTCCCTGCTGGCTGTCGGTGTGCACACGCTGGTTTTCGCCCTGGTGTTCTCCTTCATGCGTAAGAATTTCGCCGCCTACTATTAAGAAATGAACGGTCAGAAGTACGTCGGTCTTCTCATGAATTCCCGTACACAGGCACACGCCTTTCACTTGACTACAAACTCTTTCGCACAACACAAGGCGCTCCAGGCGTACTATGAAGGCATTGTACCTCTTTTCGATAGTTACGCCGAGGCATATATGGGTAAGTATGGTCGATTCCGCCGCATCATCGTCGGCCGCCGCACGATTGCCCGCAATCCGAAGTTGTATTTCCGTTCGCTTCTGACACAGCTTCGCCGCATGCGCCTTCCACGAGACTCGTACCTCAAGAACATTCAGGATGAAATTACAGCACTGGTACGTTCGACACTTTATATGCTGAGCCTAAAGTGAAAAGTCACTGACACACTAATGAAACATCTGGCGATAGGTCCAGGTGCGATGACATATTTTGCATTCCTTGGCGCGATGGGCGCCCTTCGAGATTGTCACGAACTTGACAATCTCGAAGACATTTCCGGTGCGAGTGCCGGCGGGCTTCTCGCTTTTTTCTACGTCGTCGCTGAAGGGAACATCAAAACGATACTGGACTACTCGGTGGACATTCCGATAAAGGATATCATGAAACCCAACATCCGCCAGTTTTTAAAACATTTCGGACTCGTCAGTCAAAAGAAGATTCGAAACGTCATCATCGACATTATCCGTGTCTTTTTCAGTAAAGAGGACCTGACGTTTCGCGAGTTCCAAGCCCTTCGCCCGACAATGCCCAAAGTACACATCAGCGCATACTGTGTCAACTTGGCGCGTACCGAATACTTTTCGTGTGACTCGACGCCGAACATGTCCGTGGTGGATGCCCTCTGCATGACCATCGCCGTGCCGTTTCTGTTTGCGTCGGTGGAACACCAGGGACGCCGGTACATCGACGGCGGGACGATGGAAGAGACACCGGGTGGAATTT